CGTGACCCCAGATATCGCCAGAGCCTGTATCACCCCGGATGTGTCTGTAGCCGCGCTAACGTTGAGCTCAATTGCATTGTTGGCCCCCAAAGATACTAGTCTAAAGCGAGTAAGATCGTCTGGGGGCTGATTAGCCCCACCGGTCGATGCGGAGGCAACAGTAACGTAAGACCCAAAAGTAGACCCATTGTCGGAAGATAAACGATATCTCACAGTAACAGTCTTTGTGCCAGAGCTTGTCGAGGCAGACCGCGCACTTGCAAATATCAAAAGGTTATCTATTCGATCTAGGTCGGTATAAACACCAGCGCCATCTAAAAACGTCATGTTCAACGCAGCAGACACGACCTTTGGCGCGTTTAGCGCACCCTCGGCAATCGCGGACGGGTTTTCAAAAACAGCAAGGGCTTTCGCGGATGTCCACGGCTCCCCCGGCAAAAGATTGTCGGTGTCTAACTCTGTCCAATCGGCCATGCGGTTTTCCTATTGCAGCAAATAAGGTTCGTCGCCACCGGGCATGAGATTAGTTGCCCCGTCAGCAAGCCAGCAACCAGATAGTGTAAACTCCTCGTAGCCGGTCGCTACTGGCCCCTCCTCAAGACGTGCGCCCCAAGCATATACAGAGCCTGTGGCAGTCGTGCCTCCCGAAGGGTAGATCAGTATGTTTATTTCTGTATCAATCGCCGTGACGCTTAAAGAGAACTGATACCAACCATCTCCGACCGACACACCCGTTGCAGCGGGGTCCGACCAGTCAATATTCAGAACCAGCAAACCACCGCCAGCGATTACCTCACCGTAAATACGGATTTGGGTTGCTGCTGCTGTCCCCTGCTTTAGGTAGACGCTTGTCGTGTAAGTAAGCCCAGCAGTCGCGGCAGCCTGTGTTTGAACGCGCTCAAAAGTCCCCGAAGTTTTTTCGAGGGTGTATGCCGTCACACTGCCGTCAGGTGCGGTGGTCGTATTGGGTGTAACCGTGATTTCCGGTCCGGTGTCAGTCCATTGGTCGAACTGGTTTGGGAACTCCAACAGGTTGTCCTCAGACAGCACCGCCGCCAAGTAATCCAGCGCGGCGTTTTCCATAATGATGGCAAATTTACCGATGAACGCATACGACTGCAATTCCACCATAATCTTTGATCCGGGGGCGTTTTCCTCTATGGCGATAACCTGCCATCGCGTTTCAATTGGATTGCCTTCTGTGTCCCTGATGTAGCGCGTTGTGAGGTCCACTACGTCACCGATCTCTATGGACCGATCCTTGGCGTCTAGTTGAACCGTCAGATACTGAGGGGGCAACCGATAGCGCAGCAACAATGACGCTTCGACCAAGAGGGCGTTGCCGAATGTGCTTGTCCATCTGGAATAGATGACATTTTCTACGATCTTACCGCCCGCTGCGTTGTCGCTCTCAACCTCCGCGTCAATGCGGACCCGGCGATTTTGATAATTGCGGTCTTCTGTTAGTGGCTCAAGCCAATTTCGGACGCCGAAATAAACCGTGACGCGCGTCATGCGGTCATCAATTTTCGTGACCTTGTTGAAGCTCGCCAGGTTGGAGTCGTCAGTCCATGCAACAGGCGTGCCTTTGGGGGGGCGCACCGCCAGCAAGGGAATTGTCTGCGACCGCTCATCCCACCAGATCGAAAAAAGGCCGTCACGGCACAACTCGCCAAGCAAATCTTCAACCGCGACCGGTTCGGGAATAAATGTCGTGGCTCGGAGCGTTGAAAGATAGGTTTGCCCCTCGGTCGCCCACTGCGTGCCGTTGATGTAGCTGTTGGCGACTGTCGTGTGGTCTTCGATTATATATTGGGCGATGTCGTAAAGGCGCTGCTGAACGTGATAAGCGCCGCGCTGTATGGCGTCTTCCGTATCGTGCGCTGCGGCGGTGCTTGACAAAACGCCACGGACAACACCACTCAAGGTGAACTCTGGTTCCGTTCCGGTCCAGCCGGTATAACTGATGATCTCATCACCGATCACAATATATCGGGTTGAGCCGGTGTTGCCGAAATTAGCTGACAATTCCGCTTCGAGGCAGACAACCCCGATTGCTGTCGTTGAGGCGTCAATATTAGCGGCAAGGTCGATGCTGCTTGTCGGCGGGTATTTTGCATTTTTCCCGCGCACGCGGTCCAAAGGGTCTCGGCAGCTTATCGTATATTGATCATTGCCGCTCGGCCCGCTGATCTGTTCGACGTCAAACAACCGAACCTGCATGTCAGCAAGGGCCTGCCCTTCGTAGCCCTCATAAATCTTCGCCAGCAATCCGGGATAAAATAGGTTGCGTCCGGTAAACAGATCCCAAAATCCAGCGGGGCGCGCGGGCGCGGTGCGGTCAGCAAGGTAGAAGTCTCCGACATGATCGTCCCAAATTCCATTTGAAACCACAATCTGCGCCGTTCCCCTGCGGCCAAGCGGGCTTTCACCAGTCCTGGCCGCGCCAGGGTTGATCCGGCTGGACGTATGCGAAGCCGACACCAGAACGGGAATCCCGTTTGTTTTGATGTTGTTGGCATCGGCCTCTTCATATAGCCATCCCAACTCATCACGCGGGCGCGTGAGCCGCCACGTTATGGACCCGTCAGTGTTGTAATTGTTGCGATCCCGGCAGGTCCAATATGTGTTGAAACACTTGGGCGCCCCCGTTGCTGTGCAGGGCGCAGATCCGAACCTGTTTGAGCATCGCGGCTGAATTATCTCGACCACGACAACAGGCTTGCGGCCAAATGTGCTTTCGTCAACCATTGGCTGGCCTCAACGCCTGGCAACTAAGCGTAACGCTTGTGGATACAGCCTTATTTGGCGTCTCACGGGATGCTGTGACGATATCCGCCGCCCAAGCGTAGGCCACCTCTGCAAGGTAGTCTGCCGTCGGTCGCGCAGCGATAAAAAAGGCCGCGTCTTCCCCGTTGGCATAGGCCTTGAATGCCGCGAAATCACCCCGCCGCCAGCTTTCCGGCGCGTTGTTCATTTGAAGGTCAAAAGAAAGGCCATCGCTTGCAATTGAACGGCCAAGCCAGTTTCCAGTAAGGCTCATAGTGTTGTCAAAGCTGATGCGGTCGCCCTCTGTGATAGGTTGACCAGTCCAGACAAAGGGGCGCGGCCACTCATCCGCCTCGCCCACCCGAACGACGCTAATGGTCGGCGCAGCGTCTGCCGCTGTTATCCGAACGCGAACCGCGTCGGAACTGGTGGCGGGAACAAGAAACAGGAGAGGGGCATCATCAGCGGGCTGCACCGCGCCAAGGCCAGCAAATGCCGCCCAAACCTCAGACCCGCCTGCTGCGTCGTATTCAATGGCTATGGTCGCGTTTTGCGTCCCCAGGTCATGCTTGGCGATGCCGATGAAGCTAACGGGCTGCGCACTGCCAAATGTCAGCGTCCATGTGCCAGTTGCCGCTGTGGGCCTCCAGGCGCTGTCTGTGCGAACGGTTGCCGCATTGCTGGCAGCAAATCCGGCAGCCTCTGTGGTGGCTGTTACGGTGCCGCTGTATGCGTTCCAGCACACACGGCCATGTGACAGCGGGTAGGTCGTGCCGGTGAAGCCTGTGGCAATGTAAACACTCATGCCGACCTCACCAATGCATTGAGGTCATACCCCTGCCGGGTTGCCTCAGTCATCATATCCACCAAGTTTTGAATGCCGCTCACCTGTGACGGGGATGCATTGATCATATCAATAACCACGTTTTGCGTGGGCCTGGGGGCTGCAGCCGCGCTTGCTGCACCCACAGAACCACCGCCAGCGCCGCCCTTGCCGCTGCTTTGTATCTGGGAAATAAGCGCGCCTGTTCTTGCAAGGGAGCCTGCTGTTTGAACCGCAGCGAGAACGGGTCCACCATTCTTCATACCGTGCCGCCAAGCGGAAACCGCCGCTGTATAGCCGTCAATCACGGCCTCTGCCGTTCGGAGCGCCCGCACTGCTGACAGATTGCGATTGCCGGAAGATTCAATCAATCCAGCAATATCGCCAAGTGTGCCGGAAATGATGCTCAAGCGTGCGGACTGGGACTCAAACTCAAGATCTCGCATTTGGTTTTGGTGCTGTTCGGTCAACCGGCGCTCGGCTTCATTGAACTCTTCCTCGGTCGCCACGCGCTGCGCCCTGAACTCGCGCAACTGTTCAAGCCGCGTCTCGTATTCTTGCTGCGCCCGTTCCGTCTCAGTCATCAACTGACCTTGGAACTGTTCGAACTCTGACGCCCAGTCCCGCGCACCACCACCACCACCACCACCGCCGCGACCCCGCCGACCGTCTTCTGCCGGGGCGCTTGGGGCCAGCAATTCGCCATCTGCAAACCCCTGCGCGCCAAGAGGCACACCTATAGTGATATTCGCCGCCGCAGCAGCAGCGTTGTCAGCTTCAGCAGCTAGCGTCGCCATCGCCACAGTCAGGTTGTTTGCCTCAATCAACGCTTCGCGCAACTCAGGCGGAATAGCGGCATAATCAATGCCCATCTCTTGAAGGAGACGATTGATTTCGGTCATCGCTGTCAGTTCTTCATCAAATGACATTGCGTCACGCGCGGCCCGGAACGCCGACTCCAAAAGGCGGCCTTGGCCTGCGGTTACGCCCATATCTCTGGCGATGTTTAGCATCGCGTTGTGAAGGGTCGTGCCAGCCGTGAATGCTGATTGCGTGGTCATCATGTAATCACGCATGGCAATGTTCATAAGGTCGATTTGCTCATTCAAAAGCGCGCGGGATTGTGCCGCCTGCAGCGCGGCAAGGCTGCGTGCGGCACCTTCGACCGCTGTGGCATATTGGCCATACTTTTCAACCAGTTCGTCGATGGAAAGATCAAGAATATCCTGCGCGCCCGAAAGGCTTTGCGTTGCCTCGGTCAGGTCGTCCATCGCATCCGAAAATTCGTATGTCTCATTTTTCGCGCCAATCGCGCTCACCGCCCACTGCACCAGCGCAGCACCAACCGCGATTGCGCCAATTGTGACCAGAGACATGGGGCTTACCGCTGCCCGCAAGCCTCCGATGATGCCGCTCATCGCGCTTTGGCCGCTATTGCGCATCTGCTGGAATACACCAGAGACCTGCGTGCCTTGCTGCATGGCAAGCATCAGCGGCGACTGCCCCGCCGCAAGCATCATCCCAATATCCTGAAACTGGAACATCAGGTTGGTGGTATGCATGGAGGAAGCGCGCATAGAGCGGGCGTAAACATCAGCCTGCCCGCCCGCTGTCAGATACGATTGCCCCACACGCTCCAGCGCGGCATCGTATTCGCCCTGCGTCATCACGCCCAGACGCAGCGCGTTGTTTAGCTGCTCAACCGCTGACTCGTATTGCTTGGACGCGGCAAAAACCGGATCAATAGACGCCCGCAAAGCATCGACCTGCGACCGCGCCCGGTCAAACTCCTGAAACGCGCGGGCCGAAGACCGCGCCGACGTTTCTAGCTGGTCGGTTACGCCAACAACACTGTTGATGCGTTGCTGGACGGCTGAAAGTTGGCTCCGAGAAGATGCAAGCGCGCTGTTGAGGTTGGACACGCCGCGACCGGCATTCCCCAAGGCCGCGCCCATTGTGCGGCCACGTTCCTCGACATCACGCATCGACCTGGTGGCGTTGCGCATACCCTGCTGAAACGGGCCGATATCTGCCCGCAAGGCAACAATTACGTCACCGACTGCTTGCGCCATTTTCTACCCGATCTTTCTTGAGCATGTCGTGAAGCTCTGCGAAATTGGTTTCCGATGGATTTTGGCGGGGCTTGTGAGCCTCCAAGATCATCCAGATTTCACCCGGCCTCAACCGCCAGAAATCCAGCGGCTGCACCCATCCCGCGCCCACAAGAACGCCGTGCAAGGAACGAATTATGCCGCCTCGGAGCCTTCCGGCTTTCCCGGCGCTGGTGCCGCCTTGCTTTCGGATTCGGGAGCCTCAATAACACCCATGATTTCGGAAAGTTTATCCGCAATGACACGGTAAAGATCCCCTTGGCCGCTGCGGATGCTGTCTTGCAGCGCCCGCACAACCTGCACATGCGTAACCGCCGCGCCCGCATAAATCAGAGCATCGGCGTAGACCTTGCCGATCAGCGCGACGGGCGGGCCAGAACGCTTGACCAAGACCTGAAAGCCCTGACGATCCTTGCCATCAATAAGACCGTCTTCAACGCGCATGATCAATTCAAGCTGGCGATCAGCCGGGACGGCATAGGTCTCGCCGTCCCAACCAAGTTCGATTGGATCAAACCCGCGCATCATGCAGCCGGGGTCCAGGTGTGGATACCGTTACGCACAAGGGTTGCCGTGAATGTCACGGCCTCTTCGTAAGTGCCGGTTTCGACATAGTTCGTCAAAATGAACGTGCCGGAAATCTCATCACCGTTCGGGCGCTCAAGGGTGATGTCCGAAAGGTGCTTACTCGACGACGTGGCGACGAATGCCAAATCAGAAAGCAAATCATCATCCGTCAAGCCTTCAACACTGATTTCAAGGCTCGTATTGGCGAATTCGTTCGCCAGATAGGACGTTGCCCCGTCGTCATCATCGTTAGTGACGTCAATTGGCGTGCCGTTCCATGTGACCGACTTGGACCGAACAGATGCAATTGTCGCGCTGTTCTTCTGGACCAAGAAATTGCGGCCTGCTGCGTTAGCCATAATCTAGGCTCCTTCTGTGGGAAATGGACGTTTCACAACGTTCAATTCGCGCGCTTGCCCAAGGCGCGGGAAAGGGCAACCGCCGCTTATGCGGAGTGGATTAAGACACGATATTCACAAACCCCGTGAACCGCGCCGTCTGGATCGTTCATCGTAAAACTCGTTTCACGCAGCAAGGAATAACTAACCCACTCAACTGCGCCGCCGCCATCATTGGCAATTGTCAGGCTGTAATTGTTCAAGGCCGTGTAGATGTCGCCCTGTATCGCCTTGACGTCCCGGCTTGACCCGGCGCGGCCCCATGTGTGGAGGCGCACCAGCGCGTCGAAACGGTTTCTGATTTGCGCGTCTTCACTGGTCAGCAAAACCTGCCCGAAAGCAACATATGGATAAGCTGCCCCCTCCGGCGCATAATCATACACCGCGCTGCATGTGCTGCCGCTTCCCGTGATCTGGTCCGCAAGGCGGGCATAAATCGCAGCGTGAAGGTCGATTTCAATTCCCATTATCCGCCGCGCCTTTTCAGTGCTGCCTCCAGTTTTTTGACAAACTGGTTCAGCAAGATGGACATTTGGCGAGACTTGAAACGCTCAAGCGCGCGCGTAGCAAAGGGGTTTTCTGCCATCTTGATCGTGCCGTATTCAACAAACCGCCAATAATAGGCATCATTTGCGCCGCGATCTGCGATGACGTCAGCCTGAACATATTGCCCCTGCATTTTGCGCCGCTTGACCTTGATGGATCTTTTCAGCGCTCCGGTGTCGCGCGGGGCTTCCTCGCGCGTCATGTCGCGCAATTCGCCAGCCATGCCGCCAACCGTCGCCCGCATCAGGTTGCGCGCCTCGCGGTCAGCAACGTTGCTCAGTAAGTCGTAAATTTCACCGACCCCGCTTATTTCGGTGTCAATTCTCATTGCCAACACCGCGCTCGGCCAGAATGTCCATGTAAAGACGGCGGGGGCTTCGGTCAGGTATTGACCTGATGTTGTAAGTTTCACCCCTCCAGACGATCCGCATTGCTGCGGTGACATCGGAACGCTGACGAACCGTGAAGCGCGTGGTCGCCGTGGCCATCGTGCGATCATCTTGCAATTGCTCACCGCGACCGCTGCGCGCATCGGCAACCGCCGCCCACACAGTGGCCAATGTAGACCACGCTTTTGAAACGTCGCCTATAGTCCCAACCGTTTCAACCGCGCGCTCTATCCTGATGCGCTCATCCATTTGCCCAGGCGTCACGATCTCACCCAACCACGGCGGCTAATGTTAACAAGGCTTTCCACCGCAAGCGGCACCTCGACTGGCGTGGCTCCAAGCTTGACTGCCTCGCGGTGTTCATACCAATGCGCGACCAACATTTTCGCCGCGTGGATAATATTGGCTGGGACATCATTCAACGCGCCGTATCCAGCGGTCCAAACGACCTCAATCGCATCGGGCCGATCATACATGGCAGGCCATGAAGAAACCGGCTCTATGTATGCCCAATCCTCGTTTCCAAAGACCACAAAATCAGACAAAGACGCCGTCTGCTGCACGTTGTCGGCGTCGTAATATTTAACGGATGCCAAGGAAACGAACGGCACGACAGGCAACTCCAGCCGCCCCTGGGCTAGCAGGCGTGGCTGTGTCATTGTCCACCCTTGCGTAAGGAGCGCCTTCCCGACCATGCCGTCAGGCCCGTCGAGCGTTACGGAGGCAACAGCCGTCAGGGATTCCAGATAGGCATCATCGTAATCCCCATCTATGCGCAGATGCTCGCGCGCCTCGGCAATCGGCAGAAGATAACCGGGAGCCGTGGACCGCGTTAGAACACGGGACGCGCGCACATCCATTACTTTTCACCCTTAACCGGGCGACCGCGCTTAACCGCCCTTTCAGGCTCAGCGGCTCGCGCCACGGGCGCTGCCTGGCCAGCTTCAATCATGCGCTTTGCCTCGGCGTCGGACACCATTACAATATCCCCAACGTTTTCCGCGCCTGTAATTGTCGCGCGGGGAACCAAAAGTCTGACTTCCATATTTACCTCCATCAGCTTGATAAGCGGGGCGAACTATGCCGCCCCGCCAAAAAGCCGACCAATTAGGCCGCTGCGTTGACGATGTGCTTGATTGCCGCCGTGTCGGCCAATTCGCCGTCGAAGCGGATGTAGCCAGCCACACCAAATCCGGGCCAGAAGTCCTTATCGGAAATCGCCCCGATCAGAGGACCGCCGACCTTGCGCACATAGTATTTACCAAAATCACCGAACAAGATCGGTTTGGCCGATGTGCCAAGGTTCGCCATCGCTTGGTTGATGTAATAGCGATATCCAAGCAGGGTTCCGGGGACGCCCTGCTGAATGTTGCCCATCTGCCAGAGATAGTTGCCATCGCCGTCCTTCAGCTTGCGGATTGCCGAAAGCGTCGAGTCGTTGAACATGAAGGCAACCTTGGGGCCGGTGCGATAAGCGGGGTCCACCGAATGCAACAGGTTGATGATTTCATCACCAGTCACAGCGGCGGTTCCCGCAGCCGTCAGGCCAGCGGTCGATGCCGTCACAACGCCGTTCGGAGCCGAAGACCCCGATCCCGTGGTCAGTTGCGAATTGGCAATGCGGCCAAGACGCTCGCCCAGGAGATCACCCAGGAGTTGTTCCATCGCGAAGATGGAATCATCCGCCAGTTCCTTCGAGACGCGGACCCATTCAGTGTTCCATGCGTATGCATCAAGCACCTTCTGGCCAAAGGTGACGTCCTTGCCGCCATCGTCGGTCAGGGTTGCGCCTTCGGTGTGGGCTTCAGCAGCCACAGCGGTGTCGTTGACGGTCGGCATGGTCAATTGCCCCCCGCCGTTGGTGGTGATCACCGTGCCAACCGCTTCATCATACATCGGCCCCCATGCGAGCATGGATTTGACCAGGATGTTTTGCAGTTCGGTCGGAACAGTGAAGCCGCCTGCGCTGTTGGTGCCAGATGTTTGGGCGCGAAGCTCTTTGCCATCGGTGTAGCCGGTGCGCAAAACGGAACGCTCATCCGCCGAAAGGGACGCAACATTGCCTTCCGCCCGCAAATAGGCATGGAAGGCTTCACGATAAGACGGGGCTTCGCCCTGGTCCACGCCGCGACCTTCACCTTCACCACCGGGGCGGCGCGGGTCAGGCGCATCCATTGCGCGTTCGGCCTTTTCGAGCTTCTCCAGCCGTTCGACCTTTTGGCCAATGCTGTCGTGATCTGCCATCATGGCATCAAATTCACGCTCGATTTCTGCGGCGCGATCTTCCGGCGTATTGTCGGTGATCTCGTCGAATTTGGCGCGAGCGTTTGTAGCGATCCGCGCCTGTTGCTCGCGCAACTCTTTGATAGTCGCCATAATATAGGCTCCTTCTGAGGGAATAGCCGTCGCCATCACGGCGGGGCAGTTCTGGGCCTTTCGGCCCGCTCAATGGGCTTCGGCGCGGGGCCTTAGCCGTTCTCTCGCGATGCGAGGTCTTGCTTCATGCGCAGTCGCAACTTGACGGCGCTGAAATTCTGGCGGCTCTGTTCTTTTTCACGGTAAGCCGCAAGGCTGCGAAGGCCGATCTCAGTGCCTTCGTAAGCCGGTGTCGTGACAATGCTGACGTCATACAAGGACGCCTGCCGGATCGTCCGAAGTGGGGGGTCTTGCGTGTCGTCCCATTCCTGAACCTGGGGCCAGAAGGCAAACGACATCTTATCAAGATCGCCGCGCTTCATCTTGCCGACAATTGCCTTCACGTCTGGATCTTCCGCATCCAAAATGGTTTCCATATACAGCCCCCGCTCATCCTCCTTCAGGGTCAGCGTTCCCGACCTTGTGCGGGCGAGGGGCAAGCCGTCATGGTTGATCAGGAAAACCACATCATCACGGCCCACGGCTTCCGCAAAAGCACCAGGCGCGATAACCTCGCGGAAAGCCCCGCCTATGTCTGTTTCTTGATCAAACACGGCAGCATACCCGGAAACCCGGATGCCGCCGTCTTCCTCGGCTCGTATTTCTGCGGGAATGCCCCCGCGTATTTCACGGTTCATTTGATTCCCCTTGAGTCTGCCCCTGCGCATTGGGCTGCTGCCCGATTGGGACAGTTGCCCCTTGAATCATGAGCGTTTCACCGCCCGCCATATCCGGCATGTTTTCACGCCTGCGCACCTCGTTGGGTGTCAGAATGGCATTCTGGATGCCCTGCGCGTAACCGTCCATTCTGGTCTTGAAGTCGCCCCTCAGAAGGCCATCCACATTGAACTCAACAAACTGACGGCCAGACCGGCCAAACAGTTTCAAGTTCATTTCCTGTTCTACCTGCTCAACCCATCGCTTGAGCGTGTGCTTGACGAAATGAAGGTCCTGCTGTTCCGTATTGCTGAACGTGCCGTGCGTCAGGTCTTGCAAGAACGTGGGGGGCAGCGCGTAAATTCTCGCGATTTCCTCAATGCAAAACCGCTTCAGCTCCACAAGCTGCGACTTCTCGGCATCAGCCCCAATGCTTTTAATTTCCAGACCGGCGGGCATAACGAGGGCTTGGCGCTGTTCCCGTGCGGCCTTGCGCGTTGCTTCCGCCAAGTCGTCCCCGGCTCGTTCCATTGCCTTGCTGCTTTGAAAATTACCCGTCACAGCAAACGGCGGAACACCACCATTCTGGAAAAACTTGCTACCGAAGGCAGTTGCCGCGATAGCAAGGCCAATGGCATCCTTGTTAGCTGTGATCGGGCCGCGATGTGAAACGCGGTCTGGCTTGAGCATGAACGGAATGTCAATAATTTCGCCTGCGGCATATCTATAAGTCTTGCCGCCTTCGGTGTATTCATAAGTGCGCGTCCAACCATTGATTTTCACGGTCACACCGTGCGGATCAAGGGGCCAAAGATTCATTACACGGCCCTGAGTGTTGCGCTCAATGAACGTAAACCCCCGACCACCCGTAAACACTTGGTCAAATGTGTATTTCCGCCATTCGAACGACGACATCTCATCGTTAATAGCATCGTGCAATATTGTCGCCAAACCACCGCTTACGCGCTCACGGCCCTCACCGCTGCGGCGATAAACGTGCAACGGCAACCCGGCCAGCGTGCCAGACAGAAAGTTAACCGCCGTCCACACAGCCGGGACGCCCAGGGCCGTCTCGGTGTTAACCGTAACACCCGATGCCGTCGAATTGCCCGCCATCCCAGTGATAATTTCCAAGAAATTACCCGCGCTGGTCGGAACGGAACCGGCCGGAACCTCGCCGCGCTTTTCGCGCTTTCTGAACGGAAATAAGGCCATCAAACCACCAGTTTAAATTCGGGGTCGGTATCCCAGGGTGTCGCCTGGTCGCCGCTGTCGTCGCGTGCCGTGGCAGCACCAACGGCCATAGCCAAGGCAACCGCCATATCAATGCGCGCCGTCGCGCGGTGCTTGGCGAACCGCCGCAGATCGGCGGGGCTTCTATCAAAGGTTGCCGAAGAAACCGCAGACCGCAGCGCCGGATTCACATGAACGCGAATGCGCTTTTCCAAAATAAGCGTTTCCAGCTCATCCACGCTGCCTGGCATCCAGAGCGTTATTTCCTGCCCGTCCGGGGTTTCCCGTTTGCGTTTATTCCAGCCTTGCGGATGGTCCAACATGGGCAGCTCGCCACCCATATCGCTTAAAACCGCCTCGAAATCAGCAATCAGGAAATTATCGTAGGCAACAAAATCCAGATCGAACGCCGCAGCATCATCCATCAAGTCTCGCGCAATGTAATCAAGCCGCGTTTTCTTGCCTGGCGTTGCCGTTATAAAGCCCGCTTCTGCCCACAAATCATAGGGCGCACCGTCTTTTTCCGCCCGCGCCAGCAACGTATCCGCCGGACTATAACCCTGGACGAATGCCGCGAACTTGGGCAACCCTTCATCGGTCTGGCCATCATCAAAAACCAAAGCTTTGGCGGTAAGGTCGGATTTAGCAGAAAGGTCAAGGCCCGCATAGCAACGCCGGTCAGAAAAATCCTCAATATTTAGCGTGTGGTCTTCAATCGCCTCCCATGCAGATCTAGCAATCCACGCGCTTTCCGCGTCGGTCCATTGGCAAAAATGCAGCCGCCGGATGCCGTTTGCCTTAGCCGGAATGTCGCGCGCTTGCTTGACCTGCAAGGCAAGGTATTCCTCGGTAATCGTCACGCCTAGAAGCGGGTTAGCCTTGGGCCAGCATGTCGGATCGGTGAAGGGATCGTCCCCATCATCCAGAGCGCAAACATACGAAAAAGTTGTGTCGTCCTCGACTTCACCAGCCGCAACCGCAACCGCGTGTTTTCGCTCCTGCCAACAGATGCTTTTCCGGTCTGAACCGGAGTTTGTAATCATGATCAAAAGCGGCTGTTCGCGGAACTTGAATCCCCGCTCCAGAATCTCAATTACACCGCCATCCGGGTGTTCGTGGACCTCATCGCAAAGCGCGAAGTGCGGGCGAGGACCAGAACCAGTCTTTTTCGTTTCCCGCGACACTGGGCGGAAAAAAGACGCGCTCTTGAGGTGCGCCAGGTTGTATTCCCGGCCCGGCCCCCCGCTGCGCCTGATCTTCGCATTTAACGCGGGCGACTGATCAACCATCCTCACAGCATCCGAAAACAGAATGCCCGCCTGATCTTTCGTTGCCCCCGCGCTGTAAACCTGCGCGCCAGCCTCGCCGTCAGCCACCAGGCCATAAAGACCGATTGCCCCGACCATAGGCGATTTACCGTTGCCCTTGCCTTGCTCAATGTAAGCGCGGCGAAATCTGCGCTTGCCGTTGCTCTTGCGCTTCCAACCAAACAGGGAACCGCAAATAAACTGCTGCGAAGGGTGCAACCGAAACGGCACCCCATCGAACTGCCCTTCCGACAACATCAGAACGGTCTCGCAAAACCGGAAAAACCGATCCGCCGCCTCGGCGTCGAAATAGTAGCCGCGCGCGTTTGCGTCTTCCATATCCCGCAAATGCCGCGCCACTGCGTCCCTTACATGCGGACCCGCAACGATTTCACCAGACCGCACCGCCAAGGCGTAGGCGGTCACGGGATCAATTAAGGAACTCATCAGCCGGGTCTTCGCTTTCTTCCTCCGGTGCGCCCACCTTTGAACGATCAACGGGCGTGCCGCCCATAGAACTAAGCAAAAGCCGCATCTGCGCAAAAACCGCGACCGGCTGCGGTTCAGTGTCAATCTGGTGCTGCAACTCAACCGCCAAGCCAACAAGCCGCCGGTCGGATCGACCAAGCCACGGGAAATCGTTGTTGAACTCATCCCAGATGGCCCTGCGCGCCTCGCAATACCTTACCGGCGCAGGCCCCAGGCTCTTGACTTTTGGCGCGGCGCGGCCCTTAAATCGACCTGCGTTTTTCGCCTCCGCTCCGGTGATCTTCGCAACCTCGTTGGGGAGCCTTGGTCTTCCTGCCATGTTATTGTTCCCGATTTTGTGGATGTGAGAATTTAGG